TGATTTATTTATTCAACCTAAACCTTTTGAATCTTGGATATTAGATAATAATTTTGATTGGCAACCTCCTGTTGCTAAACCCGATATACACGAACTTAATGGTACGCCTATGTATCCAGAGTGGGACGAACAAAACTTAAGATGGGAAGGTAACAACGGCGAAATGATTGAAGGCGTTGCAACTTGGTATGAGTATATTTGGAACACAGATACATTTTCTTGGGAAAATAAAACATTAAAACCTACTTTCTAATACATAGTACTTGATTTAAATAATAACTTCTGTATATATATTTTTAAAAGAAATAGAGAAAAAATATATATGTTACTTAATTATCATTATTGGTATTTTTCAGGTGCCTTAGATCAAAACATTTGCAATAAAATTATCAGAGAAGCTAATAGATTAAAAGATCAAAAAGCTATTACAGGAGATGCTGAAAAAAAATATAAATTTAAAAATTTAACAAAAGAACAAAAAACAAGATTAAAGAAAACAAGAAATTCTAATGTTGTTTGGTTAAGTAGTTCATGGATTTATGAGCTATTACATCATTATGTAAAAACTGCCAATATTAATGCAGGTTGGAATTTTCAATGGGAAAAATCAGAACCTATTCAATTTACTAAATATAAGTTAAATCAATTTTATAACTGGCATCAAGATCCTTTTCCTATACCACAAGAAGAAGAAGGACCTTTCAAAGGCTTGATTAGAAAACTTTCTACTATAGTTACTTTAACAGATTCATCAGAATATAAAGGAGGGGAATTAGAATTTGATTTAAGAAATTCATCAAAGGGAAAAGGAAATAATATAATGACCTGTAAAGAAATTATGCCTAGAGGTTCAATAGTTGTGTTTCCTTCTCACATATGGCATAGAGTTAAACCAGTAAAGAAAGGCACTAGATATTCTTTAGTGATGTGGAGTAATGGCAAACCGTTTGTGTAAGATACCCTATGTGTTACAAGACGATAATTTTTTAACTCAAAAAGAGTGTAAACAAATTATTAAAAAATATAAAAAACTTTGTACATCAGAAAGTTTAGGTACATATTTAAATTACAATCATATTGATATTCAATTAACCCAACATTGGGCTGATAAACTTTTTAAACTTTTAGATAAATATGCAAAAAAATATGATGGTATTAATATTATAGAACCTTGGGCAATAGATAATGTTAGATTTAAACATTTTCCTAAAAAATATTCTTTTGATAAATGGCACTGCGAACAGACTAAAAATTATCCATATAGAATAATAGGTATTTTAATTTATTTGTCCGACCATGAAGAAGGAACAGAATTTTATCATGAAAATAAAACAATCAAATCAAAAGCAGGTAGAGCTATTGTATTTCCTGCAACTTGGACGCATATGCACAGAGGTCAAAAAACTAAAAAAGATAGGTATTTATTATCTGCGTATGCTTTTTTAAGGAATAATAATGAGCTTCAAAAGTAAAAAATATACTATTATTAGAAAAGCAATTTCAAAAGAATTAGCTGATTTTTGTTATAATTATTTTTTAATTAAAAGATCAGTTGCTGATACATTTTATACTACAAAATATTTAACAGAAAAAAAAGGAGAGTGGGGAATATGGGATGATCCACAGGTTCCTAACGCGTATTCTCATTATGCTGATATCTGTATGGAAACATTGTTATTAAAATTAAAAAATTTAATGGAAAAACATACTAAATTAAAACTAATCCCAACCTATTCTTATGCAAGAATATATGAAAAAGGTGCAACATTATTTAGACATAAAGACAGACCTAGTTGTGAAATATCTACAACACTTAATTTAGGAGGAGATCCATGGCCTATCTATATAGATCCTACAGGGGAAAATAATATTTCAAATGTTAAATTTACATCTAAAGGCGAAGAAGTCAAAATTAAAAAAGGAGCACATAAAGGTATTAAAGTAAATTTATCACCCGGTGATATGTTAGTTTATTCCGGATGTGATTTAGAACATTGGAGAACACCTTTTAAAGGCATAGATTGTGCTCAAGTTTTTTTACATTACAACAACGTTGCTAGTCAAGGAAACACTAATCTATATGATGGAAGAATACATGTAGGATTACCAAAGAAATTTCAAAGAAAATGAAAATAGAAAATTATTTTACAACTCCAGTATATATTGTTGAAAAACCTGAATGGCTTTTAAAAACAATAAAAACAACTGATTCTTATATTAATAAAGCTAGAAAATTAAATGAACCAAATTTTTATAAAAAAAAAGATTTTGGTTTAACACATCATTCTAACCCTATTGGAAAAGAACCTAAGTTAAAAAATTTAACAGAATACATAGGTCGTATGTCCGCAGATATTTTAGATCATCAAGGATATGACATGAAACTGTATAATTTATTTATAAATGAAATGTGGGTGCAGGAATTTTCAAAACATGGGGGTGGATATCACGCGCCCCATACTCATTCGAATGGTCATATCTCTGGTTTTTATTTTTTAAAATGTTCTAATAAAACATCTTATCCAATTTTTCATGATCCTAGAGCAGGTAAAATGATGAGTATGTTAAAACAAAAAAACCCTGAGCAAATAAATTATTCTACTGAACAAGTTAATTTTAAAATACAACCTGGCACAATGGTATTTTTTAATTCCTATTTAGCACATGAATTTATTTTAGATAAAGGTATAGAACCTTTTAGATATATACATTTTAATGTACAAGCATCGGATAAAAATTATGCAATTTGATCATTTGTTTCCTACTGTAATCGGTGTAGATAAATATAGTAGACATACTAAAATACAAAATAATCTTGTAAAATTTTGTTTAAATAAAAAAACAAAAATACAATCAGGAGGAAAAAACTGGATGTCTAAAGAAACATATAATACTTCAACCACTTACAATTTAACTTTTGAACCTTTGTTTCAAGACTTAAATAAATGGGTTTATTCACAAGTAATTAAATATTGTCAACATATGAATTATGTTGTTGAATTAACTTGTAGTGGAGTATGGTTTAATGTTTATGAAAAAAATGATTATCAAGAATACCATAGACATGCTAAAGATTGTATATCTGCCATATATATTTTAAAAGGAAATAAAAAAGCAGCTAAAACTTATTTTAGATCTCCGATTTTAGAAACAGCACAAGAACCTAAAATTAAAATAAATGACTTTAATACGTTTATTCAAAAATATGAAGCTTTACCCGGTAGACTATTAATGTTTAAATCAAACACCGAACATGCCGTTGAAAAACATTTAGACAATAACCAGAGAATTACTTTAGCTTATAATTTTAGATTGAAATGAATTTTTACCAAAAAGATAATTTTTTTACAGAACAAGAAAGTAAAACAATAGACTCAATAATACACGACGCGCACTTTCCTGTTTTTTATTACAAAAATCAAGTTATAGGAGATGGTATTCCTTTTTTCTCTCATGTATTAATTACAAAAGACACCCATGAGATAAACTCAGATTATAGTAATTTCTTTTTAGGAATTGCATATTCATACATTTCTAAAGTTTCGAAACTAGAACCAAAACAATTTTTAAGAGGCAATATAAATTTAACATTACCTTTTAGTGGTAAACCTAAACTACACGTAGATCACGACGAACCTCATTATCAAATAATTATGTATCTGAATGATGCTTCGGGAACAACTGATATATATAAAGGTAAAAAATTATTTAAAAAAGTAAGTCCTAAAAAAGGAAGAATTATTATGTTTGATAAACAAAACCATTTAGCTAATTCTCCTACAGGAAAAGATGAATTAAGAGCTGTTTGTGTGATGACTTTTAATACTAATAAGTAAATTTTAAGCCGGTTAAGAATAAAATAATACTACCAAAATAGCCTAATCTTTATAGATATACGTTTATAGTGTATAATTCAAGCATGTCATTACAAAAAGTAAACTTTCAACCAGGGTTTAATAAACAAGCATCAGACTCAGGGGCTGAAAACCAATGGGTAGATGGTGATTTTGTAAGATTTAGGTATGGAATGCCTGAAAAAATTGGCGGTTGGACAGAAATTATGGACAAGAAACTTGTAGGAGCGGGCCGTGCTTCACATACTTGGGCTGATTTAGATGGCAGAAAATTCTTAGCTATCGGTACAAACAAAATTTTATATATTTACAATGGGGATGACTACTATGACATTACACCTTTTGATGCAAATTTAGCAAAAACCGGATGTGACATCACTACAACTAATGGTTCAACAACGGTTACAATTACAACACCCACGGCTCACGACCTAGAGCCAGGTGATCTTTTAACTTTTGACAATGCCGGATCATTTACAGGTGGTCAAACAAATTATACAGCTACTGACTTTGATGATATTTTATTTGAAGTACAACTAGCACCTACTACTTCAACCTTTACAATTTTAATGCCTACTGCTGAAACAGGAACAGGCGCAACAAATGATGGTACTCTTGATAGTAAACCTTACTATAAAATAGGACCCTTACAACAAGCCTTTGGTTATGGCTTTGGTACAGGTTTATACGGAGCTTCTACTTGGGGTACACCAAGAACTACTTCAAATGCAATACTAGATCCAGCTTCATGGTCTTTAGATAATTATGGTGAATTATTAATTGCAACTATTAAAAACGGAGCTACTTTCTCATGGGATCCGGATGGAGGATCAGGAATAGCAGCTAGAGCAACTATACTATCTGGAGCACCAACAAGATCTGTTATGAGTATGGTATCTGATAGAGATAGGCATTTAATTATTTTAGGAACTGAAACAACTATAGGTTCAGCATCAACACAGGATAAAATGTTTATTAGATTCTCAGATCAAGAATCTTTAACTGATTATACTGCAACATCAGTTAACACTGCGGGTTCATTTAGAATAGATAGTGGTACCAAAATTGTAGGTGCTGCAAAAGCAAAAGATTACATATTAATTTTAACAGATACTTCTGCGTACCTTATGCAGTTTGTGGGACCTCCTTTTACTTTTAGTATTAGACAAGTGGGTTCAAACTGTGGATGCATTGGACAACATTCAATAGTATATGCTAATGGAGCTGTTTACTGGATTTCAGATTCAGGTGGGTTCTTTATGTTTGATGGTACTGTTAAAGCTTTGCCATCGCTAGTAGAAGACTTTGTATTTCAAACTAACGATAATGCACCAGGTTTTAATTTTGCTAATGGTTCAGAAATAACTTATGCGGCTCACAATTCTTTATTCTCTGAGATATCTTGGTTTTACGCATCCTCTACTTCAAGTTATATAGATAGACAAGTAACTTTTAATTATGCAGAACAAACTTGGACTACAGGTTCATTAGCTAGAACAACTTTTACTGGCGCTCACTTATTTGATCAACCTATAGCTACAGAGTTTGATGCTAGTTTTACACCTACAACACCAACAGTTCAGGGAGTATCGAACGGTGCAAGTAGAGTATTTAATCATGAAATAGGGACTAACCAAGTATTAGCGGATGGCACAACGACTGCAATTCCTGCATTTATAACCTCAGGTGATTTTGATCTAGATGCTCAGGGTGATGGGGAATATTTTATAAAACTTAGAAGATTTATACCTGATTTTAAATATATTAATGGTAATGCAAAAATTACAATAACAACTAGAGACTACCCCGCTCAAACACAAGGAAGCTCCCCACTAGGACCATTTACAATTAGCTCATCTACGAATAAAGTAGACACAAGAGCAAGAGCAAGACTTGCTGCAGTTAAAGTAGAAAATGATGGTTTGAATGAAAGTTGGAGATTTGGTCAATTTAGATTTGACATACAACCTGATGGAAGAAGATAATGGCTAAAGTACAAGTATTTTTACCTGAACCACCACAGGAGTTTAACACAGAAACTTTCAGACAAATAAATGCAGCTATTGAGACTTTACAAAATCAATTAAACACTTCTTATCAAGAAGAACAAAAAAATGAACAAAACACATTTAACTATTTCATGTCATGACAATAAGATATAAAAGCGAAACATTTGATTTAACTACGACTAATTTAACTACTATTTTAACATGTCCTGCAGATGCGACTATTCTTGTAAAAACAGTGCAGGCTAGTCATAAGGCTGGAGGAGGTGTGGTCTTAGATACTTATTTGCAAAAATCTGGTGGATCAGACATTGAGATAAGTCATGCAACTTTGTCGGCAGAATTTAAAAATATGATAAGTAATACTTTAAATATGGAAGCTAATGATATTTTAAAACTACAAGCAGGTACAGCTAACGAGATTACAGGAGCTGTAAGCTATGCTTTAATAGATAGATCACAGGAAAATGGCTAAACAAAATTTTTCTTCATTCGTACCTAGAGCAAAACCCCGTAAGCGTCCAAGACGTCATAAGAAGACTCTTAACAAAAGTGAAAAAAGGTGTTATAAAAAATATAATAAACAAGGAAGGGTATAATGGCACATAAAACAGTAATGATTAATGGTAAAGAAGTACCAGTTATTCCAGCTAAAGCGGAAGAAGAAGTTAAGAATAAAAGAACAGGTAAGCTTTATGCTGACAAAGCTGAGTTTGATGCTGATGTGGCTAATAACGACACAGACACTACAGGCGAAGATTTACAAATAAATCAAAAAATAACAGTTGCATCTATGAGTATCTTTGGTAAAACAAAGGTATAATGCAACCAGCAGGCGGTACAGAACTACAACTAGCTTATCTTAAAAAACACATTAACCAAGGTGTGTTTGATTCTGTACAAATTACTACTTCAGTTCCAGAAAAGATTCCATTAGATCCTGTTAAATCAAATATTCTTTGGCAGAAAAATTCTTACGATCAACCTAATATTCATCCTTGGTTTAAAAATAAAGATAATCATTCTAAATATGATTGGTATGTTTTTAATAGTCATTGGAATTACGAAAACTTTAGGAAACATTTTCAAGTACCTGAGGATAGATGTACTGTAATTAAAAATGCAATTGACTATGATGAGTTACAGTTAAAAACAGATTTTAGCCCAAAGCCTAAAGTTAAATTGTGTTACATTTCTACACCGTGGAGAGGGTTAGAAATAGCTTTAGCTGCTATGGATGCAATTAAAGATCCTGATATAACTTTAGATGTTTATTCTAGTACAAAAATTTATGGTAAATCATTTGAGCAAAGTAATGATGATCAATATAAACCACTATATGAAAAAGCTAGATCTTTACCTAATGTAAATTACATGGGTTATTGTGACCATAAAACTTTAATGACTAAGTTAAAAGATTATGATGTTAATTGTTTTCCTAGTATCTGGGAAGAAACATTTTGTATCTCTGCTATGGAATCGTTAGCAGCGGGTCAGATTTTAATAACCACGGACCTCGGCGCAATACCAGAAACATGCTGTGAGTTTCCAATTTATATACCCTATACTCAAAACAAACCTAAATTATCAATACAATTAGCTGAATGTATTTTAAGAACAAAAGATATTTTAAAACAAGATTTAAGTAACGGACTTAAATTCCAACAAGAATATTATAAAAGATTTTATGATTGGAAATATATAGCAGGACATTGGGAAAACTTTTTGAAAGGAGCTATAAGTGTCAAAAGAAATAAATAAAAACCATTTAATGGTTTGCACACCTGTGCATTCAGACGTATCCATTCATTTTATGAGAGCTTGTTTAGACTTACAAAAGGAATGTATTTTAAATAAAACTAAAGTAACATTTCAATTAATGAAGTCTTCACTTGTAACACAAGGGAGAAACTTACTTGCTTCTTCTTTCTTAAATTCAGATGCAGATCAAATGTTATTTATAGATTCTGATATAGAGTTTTCTACTAGATCTGTTTATAGGTTATTTAATTGTAAGCATGAGATAAGTTTAATACCCTACCCAATGAAACAGAGAACTGATAATAAATTTAGACAAGATTTTGAAGCTAGACCTGATGATGATATAAAAACCATGGGAATGTTATTCCCTATTGAGTTACCAGATACTAAAAACATTACTCCTGTAGACGGTTTTATTGAAGTTAAAAAAGGACCAACAGGTATGATGATGATTAAAAGATCTGCATTTAATAAGCTTATTGAGCATTATAAAGAGTTAACAATAAAACAAAAAACTATGATGAATGGTGAGTTAGTAGATAGACCAAATTATTTTAACTTTTTTGATACTTATTGGAGTCCTAAAGATAAAACTTATATGGGTGAAGATTTCTTTTTTTGTAAGCTTTGGACATCTATTAATCAGAAAATATATGCTTTAGTTGACGAAGAAATAAGCCATATTGGAGAACATCATTACACAGGTAAAGTTAAGGATGAATTCTATAAAATCGGGTGATATTGAAGAATAGCCTTATATAAGTTAAAATAGCATAATAACTGTAAAAAATTATTATGGATCCATTTACAATAGCACTAGCAACCTTCGGCATTCAAAAGCTTAGAGGTAAATCTACAAAAAGATCATTAAGAGACGCTGCAATAGCAGGCGGTATAGGACAAGTTGCAGGTATGGCAGGCTTTGGTTCTACAATGGGGCCTAACATGGGTTCTTTTGCACCAACAGCATTTGGTAACACAGGTAATTTTATAGGTAGACAAGCTGCGATAGAAGCAGGTACAGGACAAGTAGCACAACAAACATTAGGTTCACAAGCATCTCAAGCCGCTGGTGGAATATATGATATGGGTAAAAATTTAATTGGTCAACCTGATAAATATAATAAGGCGGGTACAGAAATTTTAACAGAGGGTTCGGGTTTTAGAGGTTTATCTACAGGTGCACAATTAGGAATAGGTCTTGGAGCATCAACATTATTAGCGGGCGAAGATGATCCGGTTGAGCCACCTGAAGGAACTAAACAAGAGGATTATGATGCAGCTAAAGTAAAAGCTGATGCGCAGTTACAAGGTATCTTAAATAAATATGATTACGAAGCAGATGCTGCAGGCGTTAACCAAACTCAATCTCCATACAACTATACTGATAATTCTTTGTATTCTTTTAGCAAAGGTGGGATTGCAGAAATAAAAAAATTTAATAAAGGGGGTATAAATTATTTACCTTCTATGACAGATCACGATAAGGACGACGAAGGCAACTACATTAGAGCAATGGGTTATGTAGAAGACGGTTCAGGTAATGGTGATAAAGACGAAGATACTATGTTAGCTCAGCTAGCAGATGGAGAATTTGTATCTCGTGCAGATGCAATATTAGGTGCAGGTATTATCGAAGGTGGTGATCCTAGCAGTTATAAAGACATGAGAAAAAAAGGAGCAGCTTTCTTTTATGGTCAACAAGCTAGATTTAAAAGAGTATTTGATTTACTAGATGCAGCTAGAAAAGAAAAAAATTAAAAAAGAAGTCGCTGTATTACACATCGACTCTAAAAAACTTGATGAGTACTGGTCACTTGTTGAGTTCATGTTAAGAGAAGGTCTTAAACACGATGGCGAACCCATGAGTATTGAAGATCTTAAAGAAGGAATTAAAGAAGGAGCCTTTCAATTGTTTACGATGTTTGGTTCTGATGACGGAATACGATACAAGGTGTTTGGGGTATTTGTAACAAGAATAATGATACTTCCAAATTATAAACAGTGTGAAGTTATTTTGTTAAAAGGAGAAAAAAGAGAACTATGGCAAGACGAAGCTGCAGACACTATAGAGGATCTAGCAATATCAGAAGGTTGCAAAAAGATAGCAGTGCATGCAAGGCCGGGTTGGCAACAGTTTTTAAAAGGTAAACAATGGCAAGTAAAAAGATATTTATACACAAAGGAGTTAAAATAATATGAGTTTTATATTTGGCGGCGGTGGTAGTAGCGGCGGAGGTGGTGGATCCACTTCAGGAACACAAGTATCAATCGCTAGAGAAGCACCAGAAGTAGAAAGCAGAAAACTAGCTCTTTACGATCAAGCAGCAAAACTTGCAACA